TTTCTTCTATCAGGCTTATCTTTATTATTACCTGTTATAACATGTAAGCCTTTTTTAAATTCTACTGTAACAGGATCTTCCCCAATAGATAAAAAGTTTACTATGCTTAGTTTTTTAAAGCTTACTTTTTTCATATAAACCTAAAGTATACTTAATTATCTCTTTTTTATTTTTGACCTCGAGCAAATTAACAAACTCTTCTATCGCTTGAGGTATGTCAATACCAGATAGGTCCTCTTTATCATCTGTATTATCAATTAATCTGTTAAAATTTATATCATAATCAACAGTTAATAATTCTGGTCTTAATAAAGAAAGCTTTTTAAGAAGAATATCCATATCCTCTTGACATATATTCATGTCAACTTTTAACTTTACTATGTTATTAGTAATAGAATGAATAATTGTGGGTGTAATATTTCCCTCTCTTACCAATTCACTAAGAGAGATCTTTTTATAGTTAGGTGAAATATTATTTGGGAAAAAATCATACTCCATATCATCTAAATTAAGAATATAATACCCCTTTCCATTGTCGACATCTCCAAAATCCATTTGAAATGGGTTACCTACATAAAGAATAGTTCCTTTACCAAACTTTTTTTGGTGACGAGTATGAAAATGACCTGATATAACTAACTTACTTTTGTTTAAAAGGTCCTTTACTTTAAGACCCTCTTCACAAACCTTATATGAATTCATTTTAAAGGTCTCAATCTCAAAATGACCAAACAGTACATCACTCTCTGGAAGATCTTTAATGGTTGTATTCCATGGACAAAAGGTAATTGTACGATCAAATGCTTCAATGGTTTCTGGATTGTTTAAAATAGTCACATTTTTACGTTTTTTAAAAATGGACAATGAATTGACATCTGTTCTATGCTTATAGTACATGTCATGATTTCCAGTTATAGCTATAATATTAAAGCCTGATAAAATATCAAGAATATCAGCTGAAACTTGTAGTGTATTAACAGATATTTCGCTCCGGTTGTGGTGCCAGTCACCGCAAAAGATTATATCCTTTATATTTTTTCTTTTACATTCCCCCTTAAACCAGTTAGCCCACTCAATGGCGTGATTATGCCAATCAGGACTGTTTGAATGTATACCGAGATGAAGATCTGAAAAAATAGCTATTCTAGGTTTATTAAGTTTAATAGTCATTTTCCTCATCCGGGGGCTTCACATATACATGCCCATGTGTATTTTCCGGATCTGACATATATTGATCGTACATTTGCTCCCTATAGCTAGTTATAGCTGCGTGGTGCTTCTTTTCTTTCTTTATACGATTTATAAACGCGTGATAGGCAATAGTAGTAAAATAGGAGAAAGGATTTGAGCCGGTCTCAAAATTAAATTTTTTATTTTTTAAGGCTGAGTACATTTTAATTAGCGCGTCACCAATCATGTCATCTTTATAGGTGTAATTAATAAATGATCCATTATAGCTTAATCCATAAGCAATTTTTTTAATGTTTTCTGCTAAATCATCAGTTAGATTGTCTGTATCATAATACTTTTGCAAAGATTCTCTAAATTCTTTGGGCTCAATATAATAAGCCTTTTTTTCCTTTGTTGATTTGGCTCGTTTCTTTTTTATCGGCATTTTTATGATTATAACATGTTATTATTATTTTTCAATAATATTTGTTTCGGTAAACTTAATTTTTTCTTTTTTATAGATATCTTTCCGCTTTTCACAGTGTCTAATCCCATATCTTAACCTATCACACACATCAAATATAATTAATTGAGACTTTAGGTTGTGTTTACGTAAGCCACGACCGATTGACTGCACAGTTCGTATAAAAGACTTGCCTCCTGATGCAAAAACAATATTATGCAAGTTTTTAATGTTAATACCGGTGGAAAAAATGGCACTTATGGCAACACACACCACGTTTGTATCAGTTTCCATTATTTTCTTAATTTTATCACGCCTTTCAACCTCTACCTCACCTCTAATAAAGTAAACCTGCTTATTTGTTAGTTCATCAAGGTATTCTTTTAGTAACTCCCCATGTTTGATGTGGTTTACAAGAATTAATGTGTTATTGTCTAATTTACCGCAGAGCTTAGTAAGAAATTCGTTCCTAAAGGGGCTTTCATAGATAAAATCCAGTTCTCCCCTGTAGTTATCATCAGTATCATACCTTGGAACCGTGTTATACTCCAAATTTAACACTTTTACTGCTACATTAGCTAAATAATCTTCTAACCTTAGTTCATAACTTGTCTTCTCATATATAACTGGTCCCAGTTTCCCTATAATAGACCACTTATCCAGGTTATTTTCCGGTAATGTACCTGTAAATCCGTATTTGTTGGGTGTTCTTATCCTAGATACTATCTTACTAATCTTATTTGATGCTTTTATCTTGTGACACTCGTCAACAATAAGTAAATCTATGTGTTTTAGCCAGTCATTCTGCTCAAACCGGCTTTGAACAATACCTATATTACAAATTATAACATTAGCAGTAAGATCTGGCTTGGTTTTACCTGTCCATTTAGTTAATTTAAAGGTAATACCACAGTTTAAGAACTCATCATACGTCTGAGTCACCAAGCCTAAGTCAGGTACAAGCACTATACACTTAAATGTATCCCTATCCTTGCTATCTCTAAAGTAATTCTCAATTAAAGCAGCGGTAGCAAAGGTTTTACCCGCGCCTGTACCTAAAACACATGTACCTCTGCCTATTTTAAGTGCTTTATTAACAACATCCTCTTGATACTCTCTTAAATCGAAGGCAAAGTCCTTATAAAGCTCTATATCTTTACCTACCTTTAGTACTTTTTGCAGTTTATCGCTAACAGTAGTATCTACTTTATCTAAATACTTCTTTATTTCCCAATATAGACCTACTTCACATGCACCTGCCCCTGTAATAGCATATTTTCTACGTGGAATATAACGACCATACCGTCTACCGTAACGCGCTGCATCATTTTCAATACTAAAGTGTTCTCTTACACGGTTAAACAGATCTAAATCCTCTGTCTTTAATAAGAGCTTACGCGTACTTGGATTGTAATCAAAGGTTAGCATTAATACTGCTCCATTTTGTTCATATCGATAACATTTTTGATCTCCCAGTGCATGTTACCGAGAATTTTTTCTACCTTTTCCAAGTATTCTATAATAGTATCTTGTTCTTTTATACTCTTATTAAGTTTTACCACTGATTCATACTTTTCTGTTGCAGCTTCTGCGGATGTTTGATTAATACGTACTGGTGAATCTTCAATTACCTTCTTAACTAGATCTTTCTTAAGTTTACTCTTTGTTGCAATAAGTTCATTGCGCTTAATCTTAGCTTCTATTAGCCTACCTACCCAAAAATGCTTACGAGCAGGTAGTCTTTGCTGTTGTTCTTTAAGGTTGAGATCATTTAGTACGAGATCTTGCCCAATGTCTTCCATATACTTCTTTAGCAATTGCACAATATTATTATAAATATAATTATAATGGAATCAAGTGGTAGATTTGAAAATATATTTTTCAAGATGTTAAAAGAAGAAAATATCGCTGGAGCTGATGGTGCTTTTGGTAATGGACCTTCTGTTTCTGGTATATATGACCCACCTGGAGGTACTATTACTTCTAATGATAAAAGTTATGCTCCTGGAGATGCTAGAAATCCAACACCCACCGGTAAAGTTCAAACGCGTAAGGGTACTGCAGGGGGCAAGAAGAAGAAAAGAAAGAAGAAAGTGTACTTACCTGGAGAAAACGAAGAGGGAGCAAAAGGTTTAGACACTAGCTGGGAAGATGGCGACATTAAAGTTACTATTAAGGAAGTACTTAAGTATCTTGACGATAATAAAGTGACTGTAGAGGAGGTTAGTACTGATAGATTAAAGCCTATCCTTATACCAGGTCCTAGAGATCCTAAAAGAGTACAAGCTGCAGATTTAAAATACCCTGCAGTAGTGGTTGTAGATATGAAAGGTAAGTATAAAAGTATTTTAGACGGTAATCATAGAGTAGAAAAAGCTATAAATAATGACATACCGACTATAAAGGTGCGCGAGCTTGATTTGAGGGAGGCTCCAGAGGAATATAAAGAGCTGTTTAATTACGAAATAAAAAAAGAACATGGAGAACTTTAAAACATATTACCAGATTAATGAATTATTTGGTAAAGGTAATACTCCTATACCAGGTGATCCTAAGGCTGCATCAGTTGATACATTTGAGGATTTAAATAGAGTTATTACCGGTATAGTTAATAAGGCAAAATTTGGCGAAGTTAAGGACCAAGCAGTTGGTATGGCTGTCGATGCAGTTTTAGGCCTAATACCCGGGGCAAGTATGGCCAAAACGGCATTCGACCTTTTTAAGGGAGTTACAAAGCAGCCTGACGGTAATGAGACTGGATCTTTTATTGATAAATTAGATGTGGATGATCAACTATCAAAAATAGTTGATGATCCTATAGAGGGTAAGTTTTTAAAGGTTATACAAAAACAAATTAAAGGTAAAAAGGGGACCATCCCACCAGATTGGGATATTAATAAGGAGCTTAAGCAGTTTTTATCAACTCAGTTTGGAGGTCGTACTGTGGCAGGGTCAGAGGAAGACAAGCCAGTAGCAGATCCTCATTTAAAGACACTAACAGTTTAAAATGGATTGAGTAATTTAGGACATTGGGAGGGGATCCTCGAAGAAGGTACGGACTTACCGTATGGTTTCATTTATAAGATAACAAATCTTACTAATGACAAGAAGTATATTGGTAGAAAGCAGTGTCAATGTATTAGGAAACGCCCTCCACTTAAAGGTAAGAAAAATAAACGGCGCGAGGTGGTAGAAACTGACTGGAAATCGTATACTTCGTCATCAAATGAGCTTAATGAACATATAAGAATACTTGGTAAAGGTAATTTTAAGTTCAAAATCCTAAGATGGTGCGACTCAAAGTGGGAGTTGAGTTATCACGAAGCTAAGCTACAATTCGAAGAAGAAGTATTGTTAAAAGATGACTACTATAATGGAATCATCAACCTTAGAATCGGTAAACGACGAAAGTAGTCATCTTTATATACCGACATTTCATAAAAC